TCGCTAGTAATTTCGGCATCACCATATACATTTATATTACCATCTGTGCTTGTGTAAATGGGTAATGTATTTTTTGGCTTTGTAAGCGGAGAGGAATTTATATATAAAAATTCATTTTTATTTATCCTTTCTGCCTCAATTTGCTCTTTAATTTCTTGTCTATAAACAACAGGGTCATTGGCTGGGTAATTTGCGGGTTGAGTTGGCGAAGGATATAAATCTTTAGTTGTTATATTAGTGTATATAACTGTGCCTAAACGATACATATCTGCTGGTAAAAAGAATTTACCTGAAGAATATACCAAATCCCGCTGTGTTTCAAAAGGAGCTATTTTTTTGTTTAGTATATCTAACATGTCAGAATACTCCGTATCGTTGCCGGGTATTCTACCGAATTGATTTATATCATAAAAATATTGCTCGAATAAATCTAGTTGTGCTTGATTTGCAAATAAATTAAATTCCTGAGGCGTAACATACCCTCGTTGTTCTTTATTGAGTATACCAAGTACCCTTTGATAAACAGTATCTATACTTACGCTCATATTTTTTATTTATAGTAATTAAGCCACCCATAAGATGGCTTAACCACTATGAGTAACTATTTAAGTCTTTTTTTAATTGCTTTGTAAACTTCAACGCCATCATCTGTTTTAAACCAAGCAGCTAATGCTGAATATGGGTTTTCATCAAATGGAACTGTCATAAGTTTTCTACCGCCTTCTCCGTATGTGAAAGTTCTTTGGTCGGCTGATAACTTTATAACTTTAGCTTCAACCGCTTTAATACCAAAATTACGAAGTTCAACGTTTTCATCAGAAGCTAAATTTACAAATAAAACAGGTTTTCTTTTCGCAAGCAAAAGACCATCTCTTTTTAACTCACTGCTAGATAACTCGTTAACTTTATTTCCAAATTCAACTCTTAAAATAGCTTCAAGTTGATCTACATCTAACGATTTAGCTAAGTTAAGCGCTTCGATTTCCGCTTCAATCCAATCTAATTGACTTGCGGCTTGTTGTTGAGGTTTGTATTCTTCATAAACCTCGTCTTTAAATGGATGATATAAAGACAATAGTTTTTGTAAAACTTGGTTTTCTTTTGGAACACGTAGTGCCCCATCTCTCATTACAATTCTTCCTAATGTCGCTGGTCCCTTATGCTCATCAACGAATGGGCTTGGTTGATTTGTCGCATATTTTAATTCTCTTTGGTGACCTACTTTTTCATCAAACCAAAGCAGCGGTCTTTTTTGACTATGCCTTGATGGAATTGTAAATACTAATGGACGCTTATTATTTTTAAGCGTATATAATCTATCTTTTATTTCCCACGATACATCTACCGTAGGTTCTTTTGCTTTTGCCATGATATAATAAAATAAAAATATTAATAAGAGTAATAACTACCCCCGTAAATTCAACGAGGGTAATTACTACATTAAAACTATGCTGGAGCTTGTGTAGCTTTCAGCAATACAAAGTTGTTAGCAGCTTGTACGCATAACGCTCTTTCAGAAAGGAAATGAACATTCATTTCGTCAACGTCACTTGTAAAATTACCACCAACTGATCCAGTCACCCAAGACTTCAATCTACGGTCATCAGCTTCAGAAGCTCTGTAGCGAATGTGTAAGAATGGTCGTGAGATATTCTTTCCTAATTGTTGATCATAAACTGTTGAAGTTCCTGCTGGTACTAAAACACCTTCTACATCCGCAACTAATCCTCTTGTTACAGAGTCGTTGAGATATTTCCAATCTGTTTTGTAAAAGTCATAAGAACCTCTTCGGAATCCTGAGAAGCCTAAGTTTAATGCCATATCTTCCGAGTTGTCAAATACACCATAAGATGTACCGCCAGCGCCGTAAGAATTTTGTTGAGCAAGCATGTTGTCAATTGACAAAGAAGTAGCTCTGTCTAAGAAAAGCATGTTTTCTTCGATAGCCCCTTGCTTATCAAGCTCAGCCAAAATAGTATCAAACTCCGCTAAACCTACACCACCAACGGCAGCAAAGTCAGCGTCATTGTATACAAGACCACGAGTCTCAAGTACAGAAAATAAACCGTCAGAACCAGTGATTGGGCCACCTCCAAATGAAGCGTCGCTAGCAATCTCTCTTGTTGATCCGTCAATGTTTAATGATTTTTCTGCTTCTACCATAGCCATTTCAAGTTGATCTTCGAAACGGATACGAGCTTCGTGCTCAGACTTTAAGTACCATAGGTATCCAGAAGTTCCAGCTTCAGTAGTTACTTCTACCCAACCAATTTGAGCAACGTCAGAACCATTTACATTATACTTATCTCTAAGAATAATTGGTTTGTTGTTGAAAGTTGTGAAAGAAGCATCAATTGAATTACCAGCTTGCTTGCTACCTTTAGCATATTCAGAACCGTAAACGAATACTTTTACGTCGTCACCAGTAACTGTAATCCCTGATACTTCACCGTAAGTGTCTACTTCTACGTTTTGTCCTACTACAGCTTTTACATAAGCTTTTTGAGTTACGTATCCTTTTGAAACAACAATTGTCATTCCTGGGCCAATTAAGTGACCAGCTGGAAATGTAAGGTTAGTTGTATCTACTACAGAAACGTCATCGTAAGCGATATGTAGTCTACCCTGCTCAGACCATACTACTTGGTCAGAAGCCATAGGCATTTCTGCCCCAACCATACGTAAAAATCCAGAGATAGTTCTGTTTCCAAAACGCTCTACTTCTTTTTCGTATACTTCAGGTAGAAATTGTTGTGTAAAATCCATCTCTCCTACAGAAAGATAGTTGTCACCGAACAACCCTTTAATAGGGCGTGGAGTTAAGTGACTTAAGTTTGCCAACGAGGTTGGCGATGTTGCAAATGCCATTTTATTAATTTTTAATGGTTAATTATCGTTTTTTAATCTTTAGCTTTGATCCACTTATGTTATTGCTTGGCACTGCACGAATTGTCCAGCCGTTTGAAGTAGTGACTTTTTCATGAGTCCCTCTTGGCCCCATATCCACGTTCTTCGAATTAGCTATACTTTGTTTCATCGCATCAGCTTTGCCTTGCTCATAAAAATGATTTGCAATAGCGTCAGTGTTCATTGCTGTAAATAGGGCTTTATGATAACCTTTAGCGTCTTTCATCTCATTGTTTTCATTTAAGAACTTCTTAACGAAATTATTGATGTTACTTTGGTTTTCTTTTATACCCTCTTTATCTTTAACATTAAACCGATATTTTTTGTCCCCCACGGAATATTCAAAACCTTTGAAATCCTTGTTAAAAACATTATCGGTTTTTTGCAAAAATATTTTTGTTTGCTTTTCAGCAATACTTTTTGTTTGTTCTTGTTCTTTATTATAGCGGTTAAAGAACTCTACCGCTTTTTGTTGATCTGGATTTAATTTTGATCCAGCTTTAATTTCTTCGTAATATTGATTTTTTAAACTCTCAAGATGCTTTTTAGCTTTTGCAGCCTCTTCTTTAAAAGCTATTTTTGCTTTTCTAATATCTTTCGGCTCGTCTAACTCTTCATCATATGAAAAGTCTTCCATAAGAATATCAATATCTTCTTTATCTAAATGAGGTTTAGTTGTTTCGTAAAATTCACGAATTAACTGCGATTCATTTAATGTGGAATAATCTGTGTTTAATTTAACATAATCTTGCAAAGACCCACCTGTATCATTCATAAAGTCCACAACTTTTTGAATATTTTCAGGAAGCTCGACTCCTGTTTCATTTGACTCAGCTACCGCTGCTTCAACTTCTTCTTGTATTTCTTGAGCCTGTTCTTCAACCTCTTCTTCGGTTACTTCCTCTAATACTACTTCTTCTTCTTCGGCGTCCCGTACTTCTTCAACCACTTCTTCGCCGTCTGGCGTGTCTTCGGATTCTCCGACAGCAGCATCGCTGTCATTTGCGCTTTGCTCTTGAACGGCATTTTCTTCTGGCTTATTTAAATCTGATAAATTAATTTTTATTGTCCCCTCTTCGTCCTGAGTTACAGGTCCTGTGGGTTTTTCTTCAACAACTTCATTTTCAGTTGCTGGTTGCTCTTGGGTTTCTTCTTGAACCTCAAGAACTTCTTCTTGGTTTTCTGACATGATAAAATATTATATAATTATACATTACTATTATTACTTAGGTTCAAAGGTTCCTAAGTCAAACCCTCCGCCAATTATATCGTTTCCGCTAGATTCGAAATTTTTAGGTGGCGTATTGTTTTTTCTCTGCTCTATAAGCTCGCTTTGCTGAGTAGCCTGGAGCTTAGTTCTTTGATCTTTTCTATTTTCTTTTTCTTGTTCTTTTGCGCTTTGACCATTAACCTCTATGCCCTTAAGCTGCATATTGTATTGGAACTCTTGAGCCATTAGCTCTTTTTTAGCCATAACTTCAGCTTGGAGTTTTTGTAATTCAAATTGATTCTCCATCTGCATTAGCTCAGCTTTTTGAGATGTTAAAGCTTGATTCTTTTGTACCTCGGCTGCTGCTGCAACTTCTTGTGCCTGTGCGTTTGCTTGAGATTGAGCCTGAATATTTTGCTGCTGCATTAGTTGATCTCGTTCTTGCTTTTGCTTACGTCTTATTTTTAACAATTGATTAGCTAATTTAAGATTTTTAATATCTCGTATATCAATTGCATCGTCTAAATCAATTAAACCAGCAGAAAGTGCTGTTTGTATATTGTTTTCAAGCATAGCTTTTTCTTCCTCGTCGGGCATTAACTCTATAAATATGCCAAAATCATACAGGTGTAAGTTTTCCATTTCAGAAAGCGTAGCTACATTGTGGGCGCCTATTTTTTGTATAAACGCTTCTTTTGTTGGTGAGTACTCTATAATATCAGATACTCTTAACGATAAGCATTCAGCGAGTTGAGATGTTATAAATAAACCACCTTCCATAATATGCCTTGTAGCTGTATTACTGTTAGCCGCTGCTATTTTTTGCACACCAACAAGAGCTTTTGCGTCTGGCATACTGCCATCGCGAGCCTCATTTAACCCGGTCACATCACGGATCATTTGCAGATAATAGTTATATGTGCTAATTAATGCTTGTAATTTATTGCCACCACTACCGCTTGTTATTTCCTGAATAGGCACTTTGCCTGGGTTCATATCCCCATCTTGTGTAAACGATCTACCTATTACAGAACCAGTTTGGAAAAACATGTTTAATGCCTCCTGCGGATTGTAATTAGTTCCATTACCCAAATCTATTTCGGCCAACCCATCAGCGTCAAGATATACACCATCTGGCACCATCCTTGACATAACTTGTTGTAGTTTTAAATGCGTAAGCTGTATCATATCAGCAAAACCAGTAACTCTGGATACCAAAGATTCTATTTTACCTTTATACATTCTAGGTGCTGTAATGCTGTAATTCATTAAAACCTTAGAACTATCGCTTTTAGGGCGCATCATATTTTTTGCCATTTCCCATTTAAGCAAGTAATTAGTGCCTAATACTAAAACTCCTTCATATAAAACTTCTAAAGATCTTGATAGTTTCCCAAATTTCTTTTCTAGTTCGTCTACAGGCGGATTAAATTGGTCATCTCTAACAAGTATTTTACTTGCACCAGTAGCAGTTTCTTTAACTTTATAAACTTCGTTCATGTAAGTTTTATAATTAAAGTAAAGTATCTGTACCGTATTGCTATCGGATCTATCGTAATTTGTTATTGTTCTATCGTAAAAGCCGTTATTTTGATAACCCTGTTTTGATATTGATTCTAAATCTTCATCTGTTAAATCAGGAAATTGTTTTTTAAGCTCATTTAAAGGAATAGATTTTACTTCCCCTACATAATATATATCATCAAAATAAGGTGACTCTGTATAAGACCAAACTAAATTAGCGGGATCTACATAATCAACAACAACACCCTCCGATTTTGAAAAATAATTTTTTACAGCTCCAATACCAATAGTTGTTATATCATATATAATCCTTTTCTTTGTTAAATCATAATGGTTACCATTTAACAAAGTCTCAATAGCCTGCTCTTCTGCCATTTCTACAGCTTGCTTGTAAGATAGCTGCATGTGAACTTCTAATTCTTCTTGTGACTCTGGCAGTTTGTCGGGATCTGATTCGAATAAATTAATGCCAAATTCTTGCTCAACAAATTGGTTAAGCTCCATAGTTTGCATATCACGAATGATAGCTTCCATATACCTGGTTCTTTTTTCTACACCATAAGGATCTTGTGTATATGCTTTTATATCAAACGCTCTTTCAGATATACCATTAACTACAATATCTACAAACTTAGGTATAATAGGGACTGGCTTCCAGTCTAAATTTAAATAAGACAGATCGCCATTAATAGATAATTCATCTTTGTATTTTTGAATACCTTGTTCCCCTCTAGAATATAATCTTAAATTATGAAATGTATTTTGATTACTTCTAAACCGTGTAGTACCAGAGTCTGATTTAAACCACTCATCTTGAATAGCTCTACCAACTCTTAACCCATATTCCGAGGACATTTTCTCAGCGTCGCTCGCAACCTGGCTTGGAAAAAAACTTTTTATAACTGACTCAGCCATATGTTTATTTTATTATTTTGGATATTGCACCGGTGTTTTTGTATTTTGCAATGCTTAAATTTAACTTCGGTTTTTGTATTTGTGCATTAGGGCGATATAAATGTCTATTACAAGCCATAATAGCTAAACCTGAGCTAATAGCGGCATCAAATTTTGTTCTTTTGTTTATATCAAACTTAGCCCAATCATTAAGAGTTCTATTAAAATACAACGTCCCATATTGCCCATCAGCTTTAATACCAACGTAATTTTGTATGTACGTTTCAATAGCAGCGGCGTGAGCTTGTTTTATATCTTCGCTTGAGTTAGGTATACCACCTATTTCTTTTTCTGCTACAGATAGTTTATTATATATTTTATCAGGGCGATTCATTGAGTAACCGCGGTAACCTCGTCTTTTTAAATAATAAAGCAAACGAGGCTTATTGTTTTCAGCAAGTATTGGCATTCCATAAAATACCAAAGCCATTAATACATCTTCAAAAAACATTTCAGCTGTTTGTGGCCTTGCTACATATTCTAAAAAAAATGTATGCGCAGGGGCGTCTTCTAAACTAAATGTTGTTAACCCGTGCAAAGATCCTTTAGAACCTTGCCCGTCTGTAGTTCCTGATATATCATAACTATCACACCCAAATGCACCTATGTGTTCATTACCTGGGTATTTTATGCCATTTTTTATTATTTGCTTATTTTGCAATCCTGGCTGTGGTACCCACGACACTCTAAACCTTCCATTTGGGTTTGGTGAGAACATTACTTTGGTATCTTTTATACCGTGTTCCCAGCTAAAGCTTCCAGTTGTAACAACGCCCGTGCTTTTTAAATCTTCGTTATAATCTATTTGTTCGTATATTTTTACTAAATTAAATATACTATTTTTAGTTTCATCTCTAAACGCATGCTCTTCTGTTCGCGGAAACTGTCTATAAAACTCATTTAAAGCGTCCTGGTCGCCTTTTAATCCTTCAACCTCATTATCCCAGTGCTCAATAACCCCGACTTCGATAACGTCTCCGTGTGGGCCAACACAATTTTCTGGTGGATTTTCGAATACAGGCATTCCATAATCATCAATGAATCCTTCGTAATTCCATTCCATAGGTATGAACAAAGAATATAATCCTGACTTAGTTTGTCCATTGCGGTTTCTTTTTGTAACGTCTGAGTCATTATAAAGTTTTTTAAAGTTCTCTCCACCTTTGTCTAAAGCGTTTGATGTTGAACCCATCATACATTTACCAATAACTCTACTACCTAATCTTAGTGTAGTTTTAGTGACGCGCCAGTTGTTGAGGATATTATCGGGTCTTTCCCATTTTCCACTCTCATCGTGTACGAGGAGCTTGAGCTTCTCCCCATCGTAGGAGTTATCCCCCGTGTTCTTCCAGTCGATCGTGGTGTCCAATCCTTCAAGTAATTCCTGGTCTTGTTTATTTTGGATGGATTTTCTAGTGAGTCTACTGGCTGGAATTCTATAGGCAAGCTCGGTTTTGGGGCGATCCATACCGTCTTGGATGGGTTTGAAAAAGAAGGGGTAGTTAACGGATATTGGTACAACTTTATCTGTGAACATCTTTTTAGCATCGGCTCCAGACTTTGACAAGATACCATACCGTGCATCTGATGTAATTGTTGCCAAATTAACGGTTTCTGCCGAAGACATAAATGAAAATCCTGAACGACGGTTTTTAAGATAGCACATTCCATAAGATCGTGGGTCGGCTTTACTAGCTTCCCAGAATATAAAGAATAGTCTGTTTGCTTCCCTAAAGTCTGGCTTCCCAACGTCAATCTTGCTCCACTGCAAGTACATAAAGTGAGTGCCAGTAATGTAAGTAGCCACGCCTTTATTATTGAACCAATGGCCTTCTTCTCTGCGTTTAAATTGTTCATCTATATAGGGTTCCCATTTTTCTTTAAAATCATCTGGATATTCTCGCCAATCAAAAACACTTTGTATTCGCTTTAATTCTTTAGGGTATTCATCTGCAACCCATTTATCCTGTGATTTATCTATTTTAGCCGGGGTTTTTGGTAATGCAATTCTTAAATTTTGAATATTATATATATCACCGATTTGCCCAGTCTTGCTTATAACTACAACATCATGTTCTTTGTTATAACCGTATCTCCACTTTTTTGATTTATTTAATCTAGCTATTGTATTAGCTTTTATAGGAGTTTCTACTCTATATAAATTTTGCTCGTACATTATTTAGATCTTCTTTCTGCAAAACCTGAAAAAGTTTTTTTCTTTTCTTCAATTACAGGTTTATTTTCAAGTATAGCTTCTTCTTCTTGAATACGTGTTAATATTTCGAACGCATCAAATATGGCTAGCTTTTTTGTAGCAGCCGCATTCTTAAGTCTATCAGCAGATATATCGTCATCTGAATCGACTATAGGTTCTTTAGCTACTTTAATTAATTCCTCAACTGCTCTTTGCCCAGCTTGGATTATATTCTTCTTCGTTTCCTTGATATTCATATTTGATTGTAATTAAATTTGTTGGAACACGATATAATTTTTCTTTGTTAATTAAAAACTCATATTCAGCACCTGGTTTAAAACCAACTAAATCACCTTCTTCAACTTCCTTTAAGCTTGGGTCTTTATATTTAAGTATGCCTACTAATGGTTTTTCAAAGTCAATAGAAAACATTTTGTCTTCTTTTATTGGCTTAACAAAGTTAAAACCATCAAGGGGTATCCATTTTATCATTCGCTTATAGGCGAATATTTGACCAGGCGAAACAAAGTACATGTTGTTTTTATAATAGCTTCTGCTATTCTTCTCTTCACCTCTTATGTCTCTAAACCTTCTAAATACATTGTGATGTAATATAACTTCATCTCCCTCACGTACACCTGTCGTATTTGGATTTGGCGTAGCTATAACAACCCCAACTCTTGAAACAAAATTGTGGTTTTGTAAATCTGTGTTTAATATCAACTCTGTGCCTTCGATTGTTTTTGTGTTATTATACCTATTTT